ATAAGTAGAGTTTATCCCGTTGGGGCTTTAGATTTATTACTTTATAACGAAAGTACACAAGTCGAAACAAGTGTAACTAATACTTACATAGTTCAAGACGGCTTTTTAAACCTAAATTTTGACTTTACTTTTGTGGAGGGCGATAAGTTTCAAATAAAAATATTAGAGCTTACAGACGTTATTTATAGAGGTAAGCTAATTGCAACCGCAGAAGAAACGCAAACATATTTAAACGATAATAACGAGTATTACTATGAGTAATGATATAAGAGTATTTCAATTAAACAATTATGTACGACCAAAACTACAAGAAAATAAATCTAAAGGTTGGGTATTAAATGGTAGAAACAATTCATTTTACCAAGATTTAATTGATAGAAAAAAAGGAAGCCCTACACATTCTACGATATTAAATTCATTTAATAACTTACTTTATGGTAACGGAATCAGCGCAAAGAATGTTCAAAATAATATGTCTGATTTTTTAAAGTTCAAAACCATTTTATCGAACAAAGATTTAAGGCGTATAATTGCAGACTTTAATTTATACGGCGAGGCTTCGATGTTTGTTGTGAAAGATAAAAAAGGAGATATTTCTAAAATAGAACACGTTGCAAAAGAAAAGATTGTTCCAAGTATAGAGAATGAAGATGGAGAAATTGAATCTTATTTCTTTTGTAAAGATTGGAGCAACACAAATAAAAACCAACCCGAAGAATTTAGTGCTTTTGGAACTTCAAATGATGCAATAGAAATTTATTGTATTAGCCCTTACAATGCAGGAAAGAATTATTTTAGTGATCCAGACTATTTGGCGGGGATTCCTTATGCGCAAATGGAAGAAGAAATAGCAAATCTATACGTTAATTCTATTAGAAAAGGTTTATCAGCTGGTTACATTATAAACGTACCAAATGGGAATAGTTTAACAGAAGAAGAGAAAGAAGGATTTAAAAAGCAGATAGAAGAAAAATTAACAGGCTCGCCAAACGCAATGAGTTTTGTATTGTCTTTTAATGGTGTAGATGCTGAAATTACAGTAACACCGTTCCCAGTAAATGAAAATGTGCATAAGCAATGGGAATTTTTAACAGGAGAAGCAAAGCAACAACTTTTAACGGCTCACGCTATTGTTAGCCCTATGTTATTTGGTATTAAAAATAGTACTGGTTTAGGTAATAATGCAGACGAATTAGACACGGCAGAGGCTCAGTTAATGAAGCGTGTAGTACAACCTAAACAAAGATACATTTTAGAGGCTTTAGATGACATATTAAATGCTTACAATATAAACTTAAACCTTTTCTTTGTTCCTTTAACAGACTCAACGCAAACTACTGATGTGGCTATGAGTTCGCACGTTTGTTGTAGTGATGAAAAAAAAAAGACTGATTTAGATTTATTCATAGAATTAGGAGAAGATCAAGATATTGAGGGCTACGATTTAGAAAGTGTTACGCCTGTTAATTATGAAGAAGAAGATTCTATAAAATTAGCAACTGAAACGGGAATAGCAAGGAGTAATGCTAAATCTAAATTTGATACAGAATTTTCTTTAATTCGTTATAGATATGCGGGCAATGAAGCACCAGAAAGAGAATTTTGCAAAAGAATGATGCAAGCAAAAAAGATTTACAGACGTGAAGATATTGACTTAATGGGAGAAAGGAATGTAAACCCAGGATTTGGAAAGCACCCAAACCCAAATAACCCCTATTCAATATGGAAATATAAGGGCGGTGGTTTATTAAGCGCCTCATACGTTGGCGGAACTTGCAAACATTATTGGGAAAAGTTAACGTATCGACAAAAAGGAACAAAAGTTGACGTCAAAAGTCCTATTGCACAAGACAATGCAAAGGTAGATAAGGCAAATGGAATAGCAGGATTAACACCACACAGTAGATAATTATGGAATATTTATTAATTGACCCAGCAAAAATAAGCAAAACCACTATTTTAGGTGGTAATGTTGACATAGATAGATATAGATATTGTATTTATAACGTGCAATTATTAGTTATTGAACCGCTTTTAGGTACTGAATTATATAATAAGATATTAGCAGATAAAGAAGCCAATACTTTAACAGGTTTGTACTTGGATTTATACACTAAATTCGTTAAGCCTATCCTTAAAAGCGAAGTTATAGCACAATATTTAGAGGTTGCTCCGTACCTTGTTACTAATGGGGGTGTCTATAAACACACAGCAGAGAATAGCGAAATAGTAGACAAGCAAGAAGTTCAATTTTTAGCTGGTAAATATCACGCAATGGGACAGGCTTTAATTCAAAGATTTGAAAAGTGGATATGCTATAATACAATTCCAGAATATAAGACTTGGCAAGATGAAGTAAATGCAAGTAAAAATATTAAAACGACAGGCGGTTGGTATCTATAACACAAGGGAGAAATAGAGTATGTAAAGACGGAATAGGTGGACTTGCAAAAGTTTACTTATTTCCTTATGTAAAATATTCACGTTCCCAAATTATACTAAATAGTAATATATTAGTTACATATCCAGACACTACTATTTATGAATATGAGCTAAACAACAACCCAAGTTTAACACAAAGCCAAAGCGAGGAAAACGGGAGTAAATTTTTTGATTTAAGTATTAGTTTAGAATTAGAAAACGAAAACCCGAATGATTTTAATAAGATATTAAAAAAAGATTACAATGTAATTGTAAAAGATAGAAATGGCAATTATAGATTTTTAGGCAATAGGAACGGTTTAGAATGCGATGGAATAGACTTTACAACAGGAAGCGGTAAATCAGATTTTAGCGGTGTTAAATTAGACTTTAAAGGAAAAGAAGAAAAGGAAGCTTGGTTTATTAATGATTTAGGCGATGCAGGATTTTCAATATTTGATAACTATTTATTGCAAGAAGATGGATTCTTTTTATTACAAGAAAATGGATTTAAAATTATATTATAATGGCAGATAAGAAAATAAGTGAATTAGCGATTGCAACCATTCCCTTAGCAGGAACGGAAGAAATACCAATTGTACAGGGTGGCATAACTAAAAAGACTACAATTGATAGTATTTTAGAAAATTCTGAACCTATAGGTAAGATAAGAATAGTAGATAAGTTAGGCGAGTTTTTTACAGATTTAGCAACCGCAAACGCTTATGTAAGTTCATTCACTTTAGCTCCAATAACCAATGAAAGTTATGAAGATGGTGTTTATTATTTTACTGTTCCGAATGGGAGTAGTTTTGCTGAACTTGATGAATTCTTAGCTTATGTAGGAGCATATATAGAAGATACTTTAGGGTTAATAAATGCATTCAGCGTAAGTGCTTTTGAATTAAATACTGCAAATAATATTTTAGGGAATTGTATATTTGGACAAGGTGCTTTTGGAAACTCTAGTGGGCATAATATTGTGGGGAATTGTACTTTTGTAAATGGTTGTTTTGAGCAATCTACAGGTAATAACATCTTAGGAGATTGTGTTTTTGCAAATAATGGTTTTGAAGAGTCTACTGGGAATAATATCTTAAGGAATTGTACTTTTGGGATTGGTGGCTTTCTGTCATCTACAGGTAATAATACTTTAGGTAATTGTACTTTTGGAGAGGACGCTTTTAATAGCTCGTCAGGTGATAATATTTTAGGAAATTGTACTTTTGGGAACTTCTCTTTTACAAACTCAAGTGGTATAAACAAATTCAAAAACATTTTATTAACAAATCCAACAGACTCATTTGCACCTGCTTCGGCAGGACGCTTCGAGATTTACGGAAACATAGGAACAGACGAAACTACAAACTACACTAACTTTTTTCTTACATCAACTGCAACTATTTGGGCTGATAAAAGTAAAGAAACAATTAATGCAGGTGGTTTAGAAGGAGATTTAGCAACTGCTCAAACAAATGGTGCAACTTTATTCTTTGGATATGATAATTCTTTTAGTTTTTCGTTTTATCAAGAAGGACAGTTTAATACGGCTTTATTCGGAGGTTCTAACGCAGGTATCTGGTTAAAAAGAAATCAAGCAAGTGTTAATTATTTCGGAATAACAACAGGGATTTCGGATAAAACTTCAATTATTCCAGATTACATTTCTCAGTCGTATATAGTCCCTCAGCGATGCAAAATAAGTTCTCTTACTAATATACAGGCAAATTTTTCGGATTGGGAGGTTGTAATTTTCAAATCTGACAACCTTAGTGGATTGAACGCAGTGGAAGTGTATCACTTACAGTATGTTGGTTATTCTGAAACAATAAGTGATCCAGGAATAACAATTAATTCAGGAGATTATTTGCATTTTTTCTTTAAGAGACCAGTTGCTGGAAATTCTTTTTATAAAACTAATTTAATCTTTGAAACAATATAACAATATAACTATATGAATAACATGAAATACACAAGAATTATAAATAACATACCAACAATAACATATTCGGAAGACTTTATTGAAAATAACAATGTCGAAGGTTGGGTATTTGCACCACATTATACTGGCACTTTTTTATACCCAAAATGGAATGGTGAAAATTATTACGAAAGTGCAACACAGTCGGATTTTGACAGAATACACCAAGAAAAAATAAAAGAATATAATACAAATCAATATCAAGAATTATCACCAACTGATTGGTATTTCACGAGATTTATTGAAACTGGTGTTGAAGTTCCAGAAGAAATAAAGAACGAAAGGAATGCTATCAGAATTAAATACGACTTATTGAAAAACAGCTAAAAAATTTAGAAATTTAAAAACAATTTAATAATCAAAACACAATGTACCTTACTTTTTTAAAATATTTATTCCTTACATTTTTTATCTTTATTACTCCTATTTGCGGAATGTTATATTTAATATCTTTTGCGGTTGTGTTAGATACTATTTTTGCAATTTATGTTAGTATAAAACTAAACGGGTTAGACTCTTTTAAATCTACAAAATTATTTAATATAGTAGTAAAGACTTTCTTTTATATGAGTACTATCTTATTAGCTTTTTTAATGGATAAATATATTTTAGAAGGTGTATTTTTTGGCGTTCCGTTTTTAACAAGTAAAACAATTACCTTTGTTTGGTTGTATATTGAAATAAAAAGTCTTGACGAAACGAGCATAAAATATGGTAATAAGTCTATTTGGTTAACTTTAAAAGAATTGATAAAAAAAACCAAAGATTTAAAAAAAGACATTAACGAAATTCAAGAATAATTATGGCAAAATTAACAGAAAATTTTAGTTTAGCGGAATTTAGGTGCAACGATGGATCTGATATTCCAAACGAATACCTACCTAATGTAATACAATTGGCTAAGAATCTGCAAGTTTTAAGAGATTTTATAAACAAGCCTATTACAATCAATTCAGCTTACAGAAGTCCTAAATACAATGCTAAAATAGGAGGCGCTAAGAATAGCCAACATTTAACCGCTAAAGCCTCTGATTTAAGAGTTGAGGGAATAACACCAAAGGAACTTGCAAAGGTTATAGAAAGCCTTATAAAAGACGGTAAGATGCAACAGGGAGGTATTGGAATATATCCGACTTTTACGCATTATGATATAAGAGGAACAAAAGCACGCTGGTAACCAAAACCTACTAATTTTTAAACCCATTCTAACGAGTGGGTTTTTTTATTTTAAAATATATTTAATTAATTGTATTTAATTAAAATAAAAGTTCTATATTTGTAGAAGAAATAATCAAAATAAAAGAAATTATGAGAACTTACACAAACACAATTATTATCAACGGAGAAGAATTTACTAATTTAATTCAAGCTGAAAACTACAACGCTGCGTTGAAAATACAAAAAGATAGAAAAGAAAAATCTAAAAACACGTTCAAAGGACGTTTAATGTTATCGTAATTATGAAAAGCAAAGAAAATTTTAAAAGGCTGTATAATTTAAGAATATCCGTTAAATATAGTTGCCAATGTGGTGAAATTTCAAAAACAACAAAAGAACATCAATTAAATAGATTAAATAATTTAATGTCAATTTATATATAAATATAATTATGAGTAAAAAATCTAACAAATTATGGATTGAAGCACAAGAAATATTAATTGAACAATTAAATATTCAAAAAGAAAATGCTGAAATGAATATTGAATTAAATAAAAAGTCTTTAAAAAACACAAAAGAAAGTATTAAACACGAAGAAAATATTTTAAAAAAGTTTCTTGAAACATACAAAAACAATTACTTTGCATTAACTAAATCAGAAATAAACTAATTATGAGAAATCCAAAAGGAGCAGGCAGAAAGGTTAAATTTAAAGTACCATCTAAAAACTATCACTTTAGAATACCCAACGAAATAATAACAGAGTTTCGTGAAATTTACAAAGAAAAAACAGAGAAGTATTTGAATAAATAACGTTCTCCAGCTTGTTGCAGTTGCAAAAAATATTAACCAAACATTACAAAAATTATGGAAATTACAAAAGAAAAATATAAGGAAATACTTGAAATACAAATGATACCTTATAATGAAAAAAG